AGACGAGCAGTGTTCTCATAAGTAAGAGAGGTAACACTGATAGGATCAAGAGCAAGGGCAGGGGTGAAATCAACAACTGCAGAGCTGACAGTGGGGGTAGCTGCGGTGTAGTTGCTCCACTGAGGGGCGACAGTGGTATTTCTGACAGCGAAAAAGAGAACCTTGATAGCATGCGAGAAACGGAGATCGTAGGAGGGGGTGGCGTTTTGGAGAGGATTGAAGGTCTGGATAGGGGCGGTCTGGCACTGCTCAATAAGGATATTACGAGGAGCACAGGCCATACGCTTACGTTCGTCGTTAGATACGATAGCATAGTTAGCCCAGGTCTGGACGTTGGAAAGCTGAGGAGCACCATTGACAAGCTGAGCGGCAGTAACGGGTCCGGAGGTAGCCGACGCACCAGGAACAATGGTATCAAGAATGAGAAGGTCGCTCCAGTTGCGGAAGGTGTAGGTAATTCTCATCTCGTTATAGGGGAGAGCAGCCGTCGGGAGGGCAACACCACTATCACGAGCGAAGAATAGGGGGAGAGGAAGGTTAAGAATATAAGAGGGGATAGGATTCGAGGGAGCATGGGGATTAATCATTTCATCGAAATCACCAATCATATTGTTGTATCCGTTTCTCTTGCCGGCAGGGACTGTGAAGGCAGCCCAGAAGTCAAGGTGATAGTTATCAAATCTGGCAGCGGTAAGGTCGTTAAAGGTTATGCAACATTCCGCGATAAGATTGTGCATAAAGTTACGAGTCCAGCGGAGGCGAGAAGTCGACTCGCTGATACCGGAAGTAGCAACATTAAGCTGAACCGAGGGAACAGTGACACGAAGCCAGGCAGCAAGAAGGTAATCACCAGCACGCGAAATATTTACGGAGTGCTCAGTACCGAACTGACCTTCACCGGAGGCACGGCTAAGGACAACGGGAACCTGGGTAAACCAGGTAGCCTTACGGGTCTCACGGACGAAGTAGGCGGTAGCATTCGGACCACCATAGAGATACTTCTCTAATTCATCATAGGTCGCGAGGTCTATGAATCCCGATGTTATGTTAGATGTGCAGATCGACATGTTTTTTATATCTAGCAATATAAAAAAAATTTTTTTTAATTTATTTTTAATGATACCTTTAAACCAAATTATATACAGAATCGCCTTATATTTTATATAAATAAAAAATTAACCACAAATTAAATTGAAAAAATATTTTTACAAAAATACATCCTTAAATGAAGTGTAAAAAATGTGGTAAACATGAAGGTGTATTTGGAGATCCAGAAGATAAAGAAAAGAAATTATACTGTATAAAGTGTAAAGAAACCAATCATCTAGATTTGAAAAATCCTAAATGTAAAACATGTGGTAAACGAGCTACTTTTGGAGTTAAGGGGACAAAAACGGCATTATATTGTGCAATTCATAAAGGAACCTGTGTAAACGTGTCTAATCCAGTTTGTATAGCAGAACAGTGTCCACAAAGGGCAAGTTTTGGACTTCCGGAAGGCAAAAGGTTATACTGTTCAACTCATGCCAAACAGTTGCCAGATGCTGATAATTATGTTAATTTAACAGCAGTAAGATGTAAAGGAGATAAATCATGTTTCACATGTCCTGTTTTTGGGCTTATAGGAACAACTAAAGTATTATTTTGTCAAAGACATATACCAAAACGTGAAGAAACCAAATATATAAATCTGAGAGATAAATGTAAAAATAAAGACTGTATTAAACAAGCTACTTTTGGTTTAAGAGGGACAAAGAAAGCTAAATACTGTAAAAATCATATTCCCGAAAAAGATAAGGATAATTATATAAATACCAAAAATAGATTATGTGAAGAGTGTGAACTCAGACCTAATTTTGGAAAAGAAGGTGAAAAACCGGTTCATTGTAAAGAACATAAAAAAGAAGATGAAATTAACCTTAATTCTAAAAGATGTTTAAAATGTAAATTATTAGCAACTTATGGAGAAAAAAATACAAAAAAACCTTTATATTGTCTTGAACATAAAGAAAAAAATCATGTTAATGTAATTGCTAAACTTTGCGAAAAATGCGGAGAAACCAGAGCCTTGTATAATTATCCTGGACTTTCTCCAAAATACTGCCAAACTGATGCGACTTCCAGAATGGTTATTTTTCCATTAACACGTCAAAAAGAACCTGACGTTAATTGTCGGGAATGTGATACTGTAATACACTATAACGAAGACTTTTGCAAAGAATGTAAAACTGAGGTGAAAGAAAAGCCTAAAAGACGTGTAAAAGAAAAAGAAGACAGGGTTGAGTTTCTCCTAAAATCAAACGATATACAATATATACGAGACTGTATTATAGGTAAAAGCAAAAAGAGGCCTGATTATCTTATCTATACAGACTGGGGTGTTTTAATTTTAGAAGTAGATGAGTTTCAGCATAGAAAAAAAGTTTATACTGAAAAGGAACTAGAAAGAATGAGGCAAATATATCTAGACTGTCTCTGTGAAAACGTCCTTTTTGTTAGGTATAATCCCGACAAGTATAAAACTAAACGAGAATACTATCTAGAATGTGTGAAAAAGGAAAGATTTTTAATTGATACTATAGACAAGTATATTTACCAAAAACAACCAGAATATCCCTTGAGTAATATATATCTTTTTTACGATAATTTTAATCTTAAGCCAGAGCTTAATAAAATAGATTTAGAAACATAAAATTAAATTGAAAAAATAATTTTATTTTTCAATTATCTAATCATATGAACATAGAAGATAATCTTTTCCTATTATTACCAGCTCCTCTTTCTATATTTATGCTATCATTAACCATTATAGGTAATATTTTTAACGGGTTTCCAATATTTATTACCAAAAATTACGTGTCTAAAGTGTCTAAACACGTTTATGAGTGGTGTGGAAAGCTGGAAACAGTTCCAGAAAATATCTGCAAAAAGTTTAATAGTTTACTTGACCCTATTTATTGTGGTATACCTTGTGAATATGTGAAGGACAGCTTTTCCAAAACAGTATGCGAAAAAGACTGTAAAAAGTGGTTTAAATTATATAGTCAGGCTTCTTTTAATTATAAGTTTTCTAATTTCTTTTTATATATATTAGCGGTGTGTATAATATCTTTTATCTGCATGTCTGTATATCGATATAGTTATGAAGATTCTGAAGAGGATATTGATTCTTTACCTTAAAGTTAAACTTAAAATTGAAAAATAAAATTTAAACTATTTTTCAATATGGATTCTTCGCCAGAACTTGCAGGTTTAGGAGAGTATGGTTATGAACAAATGATGGGTTATCCGGTTCAAATTCCGGATCCGGTAATTCACAATGATTATATAGAAGACCAAAATTCTGGAAACTATAACTGTTTAGCTTGTACATGTATTATCTTAATTTTGGTGTCTATTGTATGTACTATTCTTTATTTCCTAAAGATTAAGTAAATCTAAATAATATTAATATAATATTATTTATTATACATAATTTAACCTCTTTCTAATTAGCTTGTCAATATTTCTGGAGAAATAGGAAGTCTTTTCACATATCTTTACGAAAACATTTTTACGAAACTGAATATCAGCTGAAAATTCACTTTGTATTAACGTATAGTCCGTTACAACCCCTTTATAAAATCTAAAAAACTCGGATACCGAACTGTGTATCTTTAATCCATCTGAAAAAAAAGACTCGTCTGTATAGCCATACTTATAAAGATTTTTCAGGACATAATCAGTATCACTAATATACATTAGAGGAAAAATTGTCGGATCGTATCTCATTATCTGGAATAGACTTTTTGGGTTTGAAAAATAAATACCATACTTAACCATAGTATCATAATCTATTCTAGGATTATGTAAATATTTAGCTATATTTTGAACTGGAATATTGGGTAGTATTTTTTCCACTTCAAAATTAGGATGCACAAAAGATAATTCAAAATTATATCCTATATGCATCTCGTTTAATATTTTACACTCTTCTTTGGATATATTAGGATTGTTCTCTAATATTCCCGCAACAATATCATCAAACCTATCATGGTCTGGATAAGCTTCCAAAAACTTTTTTATGTCATTGAAACTTGTTTCCTCTCTGGAAAACACGTTGTAAAAATTCCATTCTAAATCTGGGTTATCAAGGACAAGATGAAATTCCAGAAAAGGACAGTTTGAATAATACTGTG